AGTAGCAAGGTATCTCTATTTCTTATCAAATGAGTTTTATTAGAAAAAAAGTATCTGCTTATCCTTGGCCTGTTGAAGTTAGGAAACCTTCAGAAGAAGTCGCTGGTGAGTTTGAAACCCATAAGTTTATTGTTAAGTTCAAAAGATTATCAAAAAAAGCTTTAAATGAATTTACAGAAAAAGAAGATTTAGAAGCTTTGCAGAAAATTGTTGCTGGGTGGTCAGACATAAAAGATGAAGATGGAAAAGATATTGTTTTCTCACCTAAAGCTTTAAGAGAGATGGCAGATGATATTGATTTCGTAAATGGTGTTGTTGCTGCTTTTACAAAGTTCTATGCAAATGCAGATGAAAAAAACTAACTGATGCTGCTCTTTATTGGGTTTCGGGTGGCAGTGAATCAGAAGTACAGGTAGACGAAGATGCCAAGATATTTGGCATCAAACTACCTGAGAAGCCTAAAGACAAAGAAGAAGGATGTGTTGTGTATGACCATAACTGGGAAACAGTATTAATGTTTTTAAGGATGCAAACTCAATGGGCTGTTTCAATGAGTGGTTATGTTGGATTGAAATATGAGGTTTTATTAAGTGCAGGAGGTTTGTTTGACCTATACAATGTAGATAATCGTGTTGCAATGCTCGAAGATTTAAAAATCATGGAAGCAGCAGCATTGAAAGAATTAAACAAGGATTCTAAGTAATGGCAAGTCAGTCAATAGCAGATTTTGCCGTAAAGATAGGCATCCAAGGAGAAGAAGCGTTACAAGGCTTAGGTAAAGAAGTTGGTGTTTTAACTAAATCAGTAAAAGTAAGTAATGACGCTTTTGAAAGAGCCGCTACAGGTATAGCTAAATATGCAAAAAGATCTAGAACAACGACTGAAAGTGTAAGAGCGCAAATTTCAGCTTTTAAAAAGCTGCAAGATCAGGTTGGAATAACGAGTAGAGAATATAAAAATATGGCAGGTCAGATTAGATCTTTAGAACAAATACAAAAAAGAGGAGCAACTAATAAACAATTACTGGCTCAGTTTGAAGGTGGAAAGCCAGGCACGATGAAGAATCAGATAAGGGCAGCAGCAGAAGAATTAGAAAATATGAGTTTTGTAAATGGTGAATATAGAGATGGTTTGATAGACGTAACTAAAAGACAAAATAATTACAATCGAGCGTTAAAAGAACAAGAAATCATTGCAAAAAACTTATTTGCAATGGATCAAAACCGTCCTTTAGAGACAACAAGGTTTGAATTACCTGATCCAAAGCAAGGTAGTCAGGGTGTAAAACTGTTAAGTCAAAAGACAGGAATAGAAAGGTTTTTCCATTGGTTAATGGAAAGTCCTGATTGGAGAAAGGCAAATAGGATGCCTGACCCTGGTGAGGCATCGCCTTATGGAGGGTATTACGCAAGACAAATACAAGAAAAAACACAGTTTGCTTATGGCACTCCAAAGTTAGGGCCAGAACTCCCAAGAACATCTAATAATTTTCAATTTCAACTTGGCAAATTACAAGAAAGTCTTGGAGATTTAACTGTTGGATCAAAGCAATGGAACACGCAGATTGAAAAAATTTCTAAAGCACAACATGATTACAACCGAGTTTTAGCTCAAACAAATAGGGCATTAAAAAATGCTGCTGCATTGCGTCCTGTCTCTACAGATTTAAGAACAGCTAGACGTAATCTTGCAGGATCAAGAAGAATAAGAGATCGTGTTGGTGGTGGGTTTAATCAATTTTCTCAAGATGCTGAATTTGGAATTTATGGTGATAGTACTGCAATACAAAAATCTATAGAGAGACACCAGAGAAGGCAGAACAAGATAAAAGGTTTTAGTAAAGCTCGTAATAACCCAATGGCGGTTAGTGGTTTATATGATCAGATTTCTCAAATTGGGATGTCTGATGTAAGTGGAAATATTGATCGTATGGGCAAAAGCTATAAAGAAGTAAGAAAAGACATAATGTCGGCAACTCGTGCTGGCAATAAAAGCACCAATGCTTTAACAGCACAAAGAGCAGCATTAGAACAATTAAGAGGAGGGTTAGAGATAGGTAGTAAAGGTTATAAAAAACTTTCTAAAGATTTACAGCAGGTAGAAATAAGACTTAGACGAGTAAATAAATTTAGTGGTAAAAACTTTGCAAGAACAGGTCAATCAATATTAGGTGCTGCTTATTTTGGTGGTCCAGCAGGTGCTTTAGGGGGATTAGCAGGTGCAGGTATTGAAGCCTTAAGGCCAGGTGGTGATATGGCTCAAGGTGCAATTAGTGGTGGTCTTTTAGCTAGTCAAATTGTTAGTCCAATAGCGAATTTCACTTCTCAAGCTGCTACTTATTCATCTGATATTGCAAAATTACAAATTGCTTTAGAAAAAGCAACTGGGCCTGGAGAAAATTTTGCAAAAGCAATGAAAATGGCAGAACATGTAACTGCTAAATTCAATGTTCCTCAAGAAATTGCAACAAGAGGAATGACAAGATTAGCGGCTGCTGTTCAAGGTGCTGGTGGTACAACTGAACATGCAGCTTTAGCGTTTCATAATGTAATTGCAGCAATAAAAGGTACTGCTGGTAGTTCCGAAGATGTCAAATCTGCGATCACTGCAATGGTGCAAATCTTCAGTAAGGGCAAGGTATCTGCGGAAGAATTAAGTGGACAATTGGGTGAAAGATTTCCTGGCGCAGTAACAAAATTCCAAGAAGCTAATAGTCATATTTATAAGTCAACTGCTGAGTTGCAAGATGCACTTAAGAACGGAACTGTTGGTCTTAATCAGTTAATGGAATTTGTAATGTTATTAGGTGAAGAATATACAAAGACTGCGGCAGATATAGGAAAATCTGATGAAGAAGCTGGAGCAAGAGCAATAATAAGAATTAATGCTTTAAAGATACAATTAGGTAATTTAATTAAGCCTATTGGCGCACAATTCCAAATATTAGCTGCTGAAGCGTTAGAGATATTAATTCCTGCTGTTGTAGCAATCGGAAAGATAGGGGTAGCAGTTTCAAATGTTATAATTACTTCTCTTAAATTTGTTATTAAGAACTTTAGAGAATTAACAGAGGTTGTTCTTATTTTTGGTGGTGGTTTAGTTCTAGGAAAACTAATGGGTGGTATAGCTGCTTTAACAATATCTAAATTTGCTTTACTCAGAGTCGTGGTGAAGCTTAAAAACGCAATGAAATTACTTAACCTTACGTCTTTGGCTAATCCTTGGGTTGCTTTAGCCGCAGGAATTATTGCAGCGACAGTTGCTTTAGATAGATTTTTAAATAGAAATAAAAAACTGGCAGAGAAAGCAGCAAGTGGTGATCCTCAAGCATTAGAAGCAGCACAAAAAGTGCTTGATCAAGAAATGGCTAATGTCAAAAAAAGGAGGGCAGAATTTCAGGAATATATTAAAGATTTTAAAGAAGGTGGTATAGCTTATAAGGGTGCAACGGCTAATTTCAGAGATGAAATTGCAGTTTCAGAAGAGAAAATCAAATTATTTAGTAAAGCTATTTCAGAAGGACATTTAAAAAATGAAGAGGACGCTTCGGCTTATATAGACGCTCTTAAGAAGGCTGTTGAAGATATGGGTATGATTTGGCCTGAGCTTGATGCTGCGGCTAAGAAAGCTGGAGAAAATTCACCGTTTAAACAATTCCAAAAGGAGCTAGATAGCTTTAATGAGTCACTTGAGCAAGTAGGTGTGAATGGATTCAATAAATTAACAGATACAATTATGCAATTTGTAACTACAGGAAAACTTGCGTTTAAAGATTTAGTTACAAGCGTTTTACATGAATTAACTCGTTTAATGATCCAAGAGACAGTTACTAAACCTTTGTTTGGGATATTTAAAAAGGCTTTAGGTATTGGACTTAATGCTGCTGTCCCTGGTACCAGTGGTATAGGGCCAGTTGCTGATCTTGCCACTTACGCAAGTGATATTTCAGGTTTCACTGGGGGCTTAGATGCGATGAATGACATAGAAGCTGGAAGGAGAAATGCTTTAGGTAACGCATTTGCCAAGAATGGTGTTGTCCCTTATAGAAAAGGCGGTGTTGTTGGTAACCCCACTTTGTTCAAATATGGCGGTTCACGACTAGGGATCATGGGAGAAGCAGGCCCAGAAGCAATACTACCTCTCAAGAGAGGAAGAGGTGGAAGACTTGGGGTCGTAATGCAAGGCGGTGGCGGTGGCACAACCAATGTGAATTACACAGGGCCAACATTGAACTTTAATGGTGATGAATATGTACCAAGATCTGCTGTGGGTGGCATCATCAATGCGGCTGCAAGGCAAGGTGCTTCAATGGGAGAAACATCAACAATTAGAACATTGCAAAATAATCGTTCTTCTAGAGGGAGGTTAGGAATCTAATGAGTGCTATTGCTTTAGTTACGTTTATAGAAATTTATGATCCGAAATTAGTTCCAGCTTCAGGTGATATATCTGGTGCTATTCACCATCGTTTTCAAAATAGTGAGCCAAGTAAGGCTGGAATAAAAGATCCAAAAATAGGTAATAATGAAAAATTTAGTTTTCTTTCTTTTCTTTATCAAGGTGCGACTAGAAGTAAAGATGGAAATAATCTTGAGTCATCTTTGATTTTGGCTAATGAAAGTGAGGATAGAGAAGGGTCTGGAGCTATTGGTGCAAATAAATTATCAATGAGTTATGCAGCCGAAGCAGTCAATAATGGTTGGAGTATAAGAGTGTCTACTTGTAAAATGACTGATTTAACTTTTAGTTCTGTAGAGTCAATTTTGGCTACTGATATTTGGAAAATAGCCTCAATGGGATATGACAACGCAACAATTGAAATTTTATTAACTTCAACGATAGATGCTGTTGGTGGTAATACTGGTCGCTTTTTAAGTAGTAGCTTGGTGGGGCATTTACCTGTAACTGGTCGAATGATTTCAAGGTGAAAACTGCAATGTTGTTAGGGTTGCCTTATCGCTTAGGGGCAAATCCAGATCAACATCAAGCTGCTGATTGTGTCTCTCTTGCTGGACAAGTTATTAGAAATTATGGAATAGATTTTCCTTTGCAAAATCGTGAGTGGTACAGGCGTTTAAGAAAAAAAGATTATGAGGTATTTCGTGATGAACTGAAAAAGTGGGGAACACTTACAACAACCGCTAATATCGGAGTTGTAGCCCTTTGCAAAGCAGAGAAAGGTTACGGATTAGCTGTTTATTGGAAAGGCGGTTGGCTATCATTCGCAGACAAGACGGTTCGCTGGAGTCCCATCGGAGGATTGGAGGTTATCGAACTTTATTACCCTACGAAGTAAAACTATGTGAATCTATAGGCATTACAGATAAGGAATATTTTGAATTTTTAGATTTAATTGAAGCAAAACCTGTAGAGGCAGACATCGTAATGATGCCTCAAGTTTTAGTAGCAGCAGGGTTGGCTACTGGGTCATTTGCAGCAGGAACTTTTGCTCTTACATGGCTAGGGCAAATTGTAGTTAGTGTTGCACTTGCTGCTATTTCATATCTCCTCACACCAAAGCCAAAAGATCCAGGTCAACAACCAAGATTAACGATTGGGGGTGTTCAAGGTAGAAGTCGTTTTAATCCTACAAGTGGATTTGATTCTCTTCAAGATTTAGCTTCACTAGGTTCGTTTATACCTTTGGTTTATGCAAGGCAGGGTGTCAGAGTTTCTAGTCAACTTTTATGGTCACAAATTAGAACAACGCAATATGGGCAAACCATGAACGCAATTGTTTTGTTTTCTAATGGTGAGATTGGAGCAAAACCACAATTTGAGTCATTAGCTTTAGGTGAATCTTTTTTAGCTGATTTACCTTTATCAAAACAAAAAGTATATTTTTCTAGAGGTGCGAGAAATAATGGCAGGCTGCAAGGTGTGGCTGATGATGAAACACCACACGCAACAGATGACGATCAATATCAAAAAGGTTCAGCTTTAAATGAAAATAATTATTTATCAAGAGGTGAACGAGAATATGATGATGTTGATCCTTTTAAAGTAAAAGTTTGGGAAGAAACTTATAGCGGTGGAAATGCTAATTTTGAATACAGGCCAAGTTTTTCTAGTGCAAAAACTCCTAGTACAAATAATAAATTTGGTCTTTATTCTCCAATGCCAAATGGTAATGCTTATAAAATTAATTGGGAATTAATATTGCTTTTACGGGATGCAGATGATGGAGTAAAAAAAGATTTAAGAATAAAAATGGGTAAGCTGGTTCATAAATATCCTAGATATGTAGGGATAACAAATCATGGTCATTCTCCTCTTTATTCAACTGCTGGTAATAGAGTTGTTTTAGAACCTACTCAAATTGATATAGATCAAGGTTTATTTGTTAATTATCGTATTTATCACGATACAAATGAATCAGCATGGATTGATTCTTCTATAGCAGATCCAGATCCAAATAAGAAATGGAATAAATTTTCTCCTTGGGGTTCATCTGATGCTAAATCAGTTGCTGACACTACTAGAGAAGGTGTTGATGATTCAGTAAAGATTGGCGACCAGTTTATGGTTGGGTCAACTTTAATGACGGCAACCTATGAAGATAATGGAAATATATGGGTTGGAGGAGCAGAAGGTTTTCAAAAAGCTATTAAGTTTGAAGCCGATGAACCTGGATATTTAGAATTTAGAAATACTGATGAGGTAGCGTTACCTTATGAATCTTTAATTGTTCAAAAAGTAGATTTAGCAACTTTTTCAAACTCAAGACAATGCAATATTACAGAGATAGGACTTAAAAGTACAGTTTGGAGGCAAATAAATGGTTTTCCTAATGTCAATCAAATGCCTTCGCAAGCACGTATTGAATCTTACGAAAGACAAAACGGTACTATTCAATTAGGTCAAATAAGCAAATATATTAAACGTATTAGTTGTTTTAAATTACAAGCTAAAAAAATCAATTCTGGAGATGATTTTGTTGATATAAGTCCTAAAATTTTAGCTGTTCAAGGTTCTAGTCCAACGGCACAATATAATGCTATTTTTGTTCATCATGACAAATTAAGTCAGTATGAATTTAGATTTCTACCTGTTGCTGGCAATGTTATATTAAATCATTTTGATGATCGAGTAATTCATGTCTTAGGTTATGCAGAACATTTGCAATCGCATAGAAATGATGAGCTAGATTTAACAATTTCATATCATGCAAAAGAAGGCCAATTGCCTCTTTCTGGAGAGATAGAAGAAGGTAGTAATCTTACAAATAATCCTGAATGGATAAGAGGAGGTTTAGGAATAGGTTTGCCTATTGTTGATGACGATGGAAATGTTATTACAGGTGGGGCTGTTAATAATTTCACTCCTAGTTCCCAAGGAGATGATCTATTTAGTCCTCCTAATTATAATTTTATTCATGACATTTTTCAGCCTGATAATGTAACCACTTATGATGGAATAGGGGCAGGTAATCAATATGGTAATTGGACAAATATTACTCAAAGAAATTTAAAAGGGATTCCTGCTGATGGAGGTAATGCTTATTACAGTCCTTATCACGGAATAGCAGCAACAGCAACAAAGATAAATTCTACTCATTGGATATGGAGTTTTCATTTTGGAGGAACATTAATTCCATTAGGTTCTTTAGGCTCAATTACTCTTCCTATTGGTCAATATCCAACATCAGACAACCAATTCACTAAGGCAGTAGAAGAATTAGATCAAAATGGAGTGGGAACTGGAAGATGGCATAGATTTAGAGTCGCTGTAAATCCTACGTCTTTAGGTGGTGCTGAAGATTGGAGAAGGACAGTAAATGGTAGTTATCATTTCGCTGTTTGTGTTCAAAGAGCAGATAGGCAGCCAACTCCAACAGAAACTACTGTTATAAGAGATACAACAACAACAAGAGGTGTAGGAAGTGGTTTAAAAGTTGCTGTGACTACGAAAACAGACGGTTCTAATACATTTAAGAAATTTGCTCTTCATGCTTCAGGAGATGGTTACTTTGATGGAGATACGGCAACTATCAACAATGAAAGTCCAACTGTTACTTTAAGTCTTATAGGAAAAGAGAAACCAAGTAATGTTCCTGATGTAGATGAACATTCAGATTGGTCATCAGATGGAACTGCTGGGTTTTTTACAGATTATTGGCAAGTAACTAAACATAATCGTAATACTGCAATATCTGATTATTTTTTATTTGATGCAGAAAGATCAAGCCATGAACAAGGTAGTGAGCATGAGGTGACTTATGTAAATGAGATTGTTCATGAGGACATTGGTAATGTACCTCAAATTAACTATGAAAAACTTGCAATAGGTGGACTAAGGATGGGAGCATCGGCTTCTGTTAGTAGTTTTAATTCGTTTTCAGCTTTTATACAAGAAGGAATAAAAGTAGATCGTTTAATTCCAGATGCAAATCCTAATCAAGATCCTCCAGTATATCTAAATAGAGAAACTGATCCTAATAATTTTATTGCTACCGATGATTTTGTAGAAATAGTGCATGATTTATTAACAAATAATGTTTATGGTGCTGGTGATCTTGTAGGTCATGATGGTGTTGATCGTAGGAATATGATTGAAGGGGCTAGATATTGTAGAGCTAATGGGTTCCGTTGGAATGGCGTTATTGATCGTACTTTTAATTTAAGAGAATTTATTTTTGAACATGCTGCTTATAACTTTTTAGATTTTTCTATTTTAGGTGGTCGCTTTAGTCTTAAACCAAGTTTTCCTATAAAAGAGGATTATACAATTGATTTTGATGCGACTATTGATAACAAAGGAATTGAGATAAAGGCGTTATTTACTGATGGAAATATGAACGATATTAAAGTTAGTTTTTTAACCCCAGAAGAAAGAAAAATGTTTAAAGCAACTGTTATCTATAGGGATGACAAGATAAATAGCAAAAATATAGCTGGTTTCCCTGAAAATATTTCTAAAACTTACGCATACAATTCAAATCCATCTGTTGTTTTGCCTGAAACTTTTCTTCCTACAGCAGAAAACCTTCCAGAAGAGGTATTTGATTTAAGCAATTGGTGTACGCATGAAAGACACGCAAAATTGTTTGCTGCTATTGCTTTAGTTATAAGAAAAGAAGTAGATCATGGGATCGTTTTTCAGACCCCACCAAGTTCTGTGTTTGGATTGATGGCAGGTGATTATATACGAGTATTAACAGAGGCGACACATACAAGTCGTTTTAACAATGGAAGTATTGATGTAGATGGAAAAGTTATTTGTAGATCGACAATTTCTGGTCAGATAAATGTTTATGTTTGGAGTCCTGGTTCATTGGGAGGAGTTGAGTCAAAAAGTTTTTCAGTTAATAGTGACGGCACTAACTCAGCAGGATTAAAAAATAAATTATTTGCCCAAGTTGACACTACCGAGGAAGATAGAGTTTACAAGGTTGAATCTATTACTTACGGTGAAGAAGGATTGATTAAGGTAGCAGCTAGTCATGTTCCTTTAACAGATAATAATAAATTGGCTGTATTAGAACATTCAAATCCTGACAACGAAACAGTTTTTGAATCTTATTTCCCTGAATTAACAACCTAATGGCTGATTTCCCTGCTGTTCTCCCTGCCCCATCCTCAAGAACTTATTCACCTGGTGATTATCCTCAAGTTGAGTTTGAGGCTCAAAATGGTGTTAAAACTGTTATTCGATATGGGAAAAACAGGACTGGTTCTTCTTTAACATTGTCATATAATAATATTTCTGATGATTTGGCAGGGCATATAATCGCTAACTATGTTGCGGTGATGTCTGTTTACGATTTTGTTGATTTTGAAAATAGTAAAGCAATGGATGGCATCGAAGATACACAGGCAGGTTCAGGATTTGCTTTAAGGAAATACATGAAAGAATCTCCTGAATTTTCTGCTCAAAAATGGCGATATGACGGCCCTCCAGAAGTGACAAGTGTCTACCCTGGACGTAGCAATGTTCAATGTAAATTTGTTGCTTGCCTCGATTCGCCTTAGAATATAATGACTGTTTAATTTAAAGATTGTCGTGGGCTACTATTCAGGCGGTGATGGGTTGATGAAAGTGGATGGAACCGCTGTCGCAACCGTCACTACATGGAGTTTTACCGCATCACAAGAAACCTTAGATGTCACCACATTAGGTGATCACGATAGAAAACTTGTTGGTGGAACTCGTAGTGTTTCTGGTTCTGCTTCTATTTCTTGGTATTCAGCATCAGGTGCAAGTGCTGGTCACACACAAGCAACTACGTTGTTGAACAAACTTGTCAAAGCTAATGGGGCTGCCCCTTCCGTTGTTTCAGGACAGGATTACAATACTTCTTTGACATTAGGAATAACTGATTATGACGGTGATGAAAAAAGCATCACTATGGGAGTGATCTTAACCAGTATTGCTATGACAAATAGCCAAGGTGAAGTTCTATCTGCTGAAGTTTCATTTGAAGCAACTGATCATCCTTCTGCTCTATCTCTATAAATGCCCACCTATTTAGGGAGTGGAGGGTTCATTGAACTCAAAAGAACATCAATGGAGCATAGTTTAAATGCTTCATTGGTTCCTAGTGACATTAATACTTCAAGAAAAAGATTTTCAGTAACTGGAGTTAAATCAAATATCATTACTGGAGATAAAGTTGAAATAAAAAGAACAGATAGTACTGCAAATTTAGAATTAGTTTCTGGTCATTCGGCTAATGATGGTAGTTGGTTTGTTCATGTGGATGATATAGGAGGGATTCGTTTATATGAAACCTTTGCTTTAGCTGTAGGAGGAACAAAAGCAAATGCGTTAACTTTAGTTGTTCCTTCTGGCAACCAAGATATATCAATAAAAGCAAGAAATACTAGTTTTAGACCTTTAGCAAGAATTGAAGAATATGAGTTCACAACACAGAGAGATCAAATAGAAATTAGTCAATTAGGCGATGTTTTTAAAAGGCAATATGACAATGGAATGATTCAAGGACAAGGTTCAATGACTTGTTTTTGGGAACATAGATATGTAGCGACAGATCCTGATTATTCAACAGGGCAAGAATTTTCTTCTTATTTAGCTCGTCTGATTTTACGAGTACAGCAGGGGTCAGATTTTTTTGGTCGATTTTTTCTTTATAGAGAATCTGCTTCTTCTGCTAATAATGCTTGGTATGAATGTGATGCTCAAATAACAAGTTGTAGCGTTACTATTCCTAATGTTGGGATAGTAAAAACTCAAATTGATTTTATTACTTCAGGAGAATTTAGTCTTCAAGTAGGTGCAACACCTGGTTATGTCTTACAAGAATCTACTGATCACCTATTACAAGAGGATGGAAGCAAGATTTTCTTAGAAGATGATGCGACATAATATATATAAGGTATAAACTGTCCCTAAAGACTAAGAGTTAAATGGCTGACCTTCAAATAAGTCAACTGCCTCAGTTAGCTGAAGCAGATTTGGCAGGTGGGGATGAACTTGCAATTGTTGATGATAGTGCATCAGAAACCAAACGAATTACGGCAAAAGCTTTAGTTGAAAAAGGTGTCGCTTTAATTGATGCTGGGTCAATACCTGGTACTGCGTTAGCAAGTCTTGGAGCAGGAACTGTAAATACAGCGGCTGTAGCTGATAACGCTATAACAGCAGCTAAAATTGTGGCAGGAGCAGTAGGCGCAAGTGAGATAGCTGATGGATCAATAACAGCTACAGAAATAGCAGCTAATACTATTACCGCAACACAGATAGGAACAAATGCAATTGGTGCAAGTGAATTAGCCGATGACGCTGTAGATAGTGCTGCTATAGCCGCAAACGCTGTAACAACTGCCAAAATTGCAGATGCAAATGTCACTTATGCAAAATTAAATCTTAGTGACGGCGATATAGCAGGAGCAAAAATTGCAAATAATTCAATAACAGCAGGACAAATTGCCGCTGATGCTGTTGGAGCTAGTGAACTTGCTAATGATGCTGTAGATACCAATGCAATAGCCAACTTAGCTGTTACAGGAAACAAGATAGCGAACGCAACAATTACAGATGGAAAGATAGCGAACGCAACAATAACAGGAGCGAAATTAGTTAATGACACAATTACAGCAACACAGATAGCTGCTAATGCAATTACAGCTTCTGAATTAGCAGACGATGCTGTAGATACGGCTGCAATTCTTGATGATGCTGTAACTTCGGGAAAACTTGCTGCTGGTGCAGTTGACACAACAGCTTTAGGTGCAGCGGCTGTAACTGGAGCAAAGATAGCTGGAACAACTATTACAGCAGCAAATATTGCCGCTGGAACTATTACAGCTACTGAACTTGCAGCCAATTCTGTTGGTGCTAGTGAGATTGCGGCTAATGCTGTAGGTGCTAGTGAGTTAGCTGACGATGCGGTTGATACTGCTGCCATAGTTAATGCAGCAGTCACCAATGCAAAGATTGCTGATGCAACTATCACTTATGCAAAGTTAAATCTTGCAGATGGTTCTATTCCAAGTGCAAAAATTGCTTCTGGAGCAATTAGTAGTAGTCAAATAGCAGCAAATGCGGTTGGTGCAACAGAACTTGCAAATGACGCAGTTGATACCGCTGCAATTCAAAACTTAGCGGTAACAGGAGCAAAGATAGCTGCTACTACAATCACTGGAGCAAAAATAGCTGCAACAACAATTGAAGCTGGAAATATAGCTGCTAATACAATTACAGCCTCAGAAATAGCAGCAAATGCAATAGGTGCTTCAGAGTTAGCAGACAATGCAGTTGATACAGCGGCGATAGTAGACGCAGCAGTTACTAACGACAAAATTGCAAATACAACGATTGCTTATGCAAAATTAAATTTATCAAATGGAGATATTGCTGGAGCGAAGATTGCTGATAATTCTCTTACAGCAACTCAAATAGCTGCTAACGCTATAGGTTCTAGTGAGCTAGCAGATAATGCAGTTGACACCAATGCCATTGCAGATGATGCCGTAACAGGAGCAAAAATAGCTGCAACAACTATTACTGGAGCCAATATTGCAGCTACAACAATTGCAGCAGGAAATATTGTTGCAAATACTCTTACTGCAAATGAAATAGCCCCTAATGCCATAGGTGCTTCAGAACTAGCAGATGATGCAGTAGACACAGCAGCAATAGCGAACTTGGCAGTTACAGGAGCCAAGATTGCAAACGCAACCGTTACAGCAGCAAAGTTAAATTTATCTGCTGGAGATATTGATGGAACAAAAATTGCTAATGATTCACTTACAGCAACTCAAATTGCCGCAAATGCAATAGGTGCTAGTGAATTAGCTGATAACGCTGTAGATACCGCTGCTCTTGCTGCTAATTCTGTAACAGCCGCAAAAATAGCAGCCAATGCAGTTGGAGCATCAGAACTTGCAGACGATGCGGTAGATACAGCAGCCGTAGCGAATGGAGCAATAACGACAGCAAAAATTGCTGATGGGGCTGTAACAACAGCCAAGCTTTCAGGAACTATTGAAGCTGGAACTCTTGCTGATGGTGCTGTTACAACTGCAAAGCTTGCAGATGATGCGGTTACAGCAGCCAAGATTGGAGCAGGTGCAGTCGATACAACTGCTTTAGGAGCAACTTCTGTAACAACAGCAAAAATTGCTGCTGCGGCAGTTACTGATGCAAAAGTAGCCACTGGAATTAGTGGAACAAAACTTACTGATGCAACAATTACTGCTGCAAAATTAAACACAGCAAATATCGACAGATCGCTAAATGTAGCTTCTGGAAATTTAGGGATCAATAATGTTATTTCTGCTGGAACATCTGCTGGAATTACATACAACGCTCAAGGCTTAATAACCGCTGCAACTGCACTGGTAGCAAGCGATTTGCCAGTTGCGACAACATCTGCTGTTGGTGGTGTTTCCATTTCTAGTACTGGTGGATTATCTGTTACTGGTGCTGGTGCTTTAGCAATTGCAGCGACAACGACTGGTGCTACAGCAACAAAAGTCACTTTTAACAACTTTGGACAAATAACAGGAACAGCTTCTCTTGCTGCTGCTGATTTACCTGTTGCAACGGCAAGTGCTGTTGGTGCTGTATCTGTGCCTACAGGCGGCCCACTTTCTATTGATTCAAATGGTGCAATTACCGTTTCTAATTCTGGAGTAACAGCAGGAACAGGAACAAAAGTAACAGTTGACGCTAAAGGTCGAGTTACTGCTCTTACAACTTTGGCAGACAGTGATATTCCTAACCACAGTGCAGCATTAATAACTTCTGGAAGTATTCCAACAGCAAGAATTGCAAATAATGCAATTACTGGAACAAAACTTGCAAATGCTTCAACAACGCTATTTGGCTCTGTAGGTCAGACTGGGTTCCCGACATCCGAGTTTACAGGGCAATTTTTCTTCGATTCTGTCTCTGAAGATTTATACATATATGATGGAAATGCTTATCAACCAATAACAACTTTAACAAAAGGTTCGCTGGTTTTTGGTGGTACATTTAATGCTTCAACAAGTAAAGTTGCAAGTGTAACAACAGCAGGTGCAGCAGCAGGTTTAAGCGTTGGATCTAATGTTCCAACGCCTACAAGTTCTACTGATGGTTTATATTTAGTAGTTGAAAATGCTGGTACTCCCAGCGCACCAGCACCTGTAGTTGCTCTTGCACCACCAGATTACATTTTAGGTGTTACAAACACAGGTGGAAGTTCATGGGAAGAAATTGATTTATCGCAGACCGTAGCAGGGCAGGTCGCAAGCAATATTACTTTCACACCTTATGGGCAAATTAGCTCGACTAATGTACAAGATGCGTTACAAGAATTAGAGACTGAAAAGTTAGCACTAACTGGTGGTACTGTTACAGGTCAGGTTCTAATTGGTAATACTGGAAGCATTGTATTTGAAGGTTCAACTGTTGACGCATACGAAACAACTTTAGGTGTAGTTGACCCAACTACAAGTGATAAAACAATACTTTTACCTAATATTTCTGGAACTTTAATAACAAATAACGATTCTGGAACAGTAACCAGCGCAATGCTTGCTGATGGAACCATCGTTAATGCTGATATAAATGCTTCTGCTGCTATTGCCCTCACCAAATTAGAAGGCATAACTGCTGCGAAAATAATTGTTGGTAATGGATCAGGCGTTGCTGCTCAAGTTTCTGTAACAGGTGATATATCCATATCTGATGCTGGGGTCGTTGCAATTACGGCGGCTTCCATTGTTGATGCTGATATTTCTAGTTCTGCTGCGATTACGGGTTCAAAGGTCACAACTGGAACGACAAGTGCCGTTGGTGTCCTTCAATTAACAGATAGTGCAGCTTCTACTTCTGCTACTACGGCTGCTACTCCTGCTGCTGTAAAGATTGCAAAAGATGCTGCTGATGCTGCTGCTACAACAGCTAATGCAGCGTTGCCGAAAGCTGGCGGCACAATGACTGGCAATCTAATTCTGGACAATGCTTCAGAATTGCGTCTAACAGAGGCCGATTCAGATGGTGCAAATTACACAGCATTAAAAGCACAAGCCCAGACTTCAGATATAACACTTACTCTTCCTGCTACAGCACCAACTGCTAACCAAGTACTTAAGGCTAATGCCAGCACACCTACGACTCTTGAATGGGCAACTGATACAACCAATACTGCTGCTGCTGATTTAACAGGAACAACTCTTGCTTCCAATGTTGTTGCAAGTTCTCTTACATCAGTTGGGACTCTTACTTCTTTAACAGTTAGTGGAACAATAACTGGAGATGTAACTGGAGACTTAACTGGTAACGCAGATACAGCAACAATACTTGCAACTGCAAGAACGATAGGAGGAGTTAGTTTTAACGGTTCAGCAAATATAGATCTACCAGGCGTTAACACTGCTGGAAACCAAAACACAACAGGCAACGCAGCAACAGCAACAAAGTTTGCTTCTGCGGTCACTATTGGTGGCGTTAGTTTTGACGGTTCAGCAAATATTGATCTTGCAGGTGTTAACACTGCTGGTACTCAAGACACTTCAGGTACAGCAGCACTCGCAACCCAATTCACAGTCACAGCAAATAATGCAACAGATGAAACTGTTTATCCGATTTTTGTAGATGCAGCTACTGGATCACAAGGTGCTGAAACAGATTCTGCTTTAACTTACAACCCTTCAACTGGAGCTTTAACGACAACTACTTTTGTTGGAAATTTAACTGGAAATGTTACTGGAAACGTAACTGGAAACGTAACTGGAAACGTAACTGGAAATTGCTCAGGTACAGCAACATCGTTAGCTACAGCAAGAGCAATAAATGGAGTTAACTTTGATGGTTCAGCAGACATAACAGTAACGGCGGCTGCTGGTACGTTAACTGGAGCAACATTAGCTAGTGGAGTAACGGCTAGTTCTTTAACTTCGGTTGGAACACTTACAGGTTTAACAAGTACTGGTGATATTAATCTGAACGCTCAAGCAGACCTTCGGTTTAAGGACGCTGATAGTTCTCATTATGTCGCTCTTCAATCTCCTGCTTCTGTTGCAAGTAGTTTTACTCTTACTCTCCCTTCGACTGACGCTGCTGTTTCTGGCTATGTCTTAGCTAGTGATGGTTCAGGAACTTTATCTTGGGTTGATCCAGGTTCAACATCATCACCAACATTTACAGGAGATGCAACTCTTACAAACGATGGTGCTTTAGTTGGATTTTCAAATTTAAATGGAACTTATACAGGAAACGCAAAAACATTAACAGTTACGGTTGCAAGTAAAACTGGCGCACATCGTTATAACGGTTCTGGTTCTGGTTTTGGATACAAAATTGATGGAAAAGAATCTCCTTTCTTAACTCTTACGCCAGGCCGTACATATAAATTTGATCAAGCAGATAGTTCTAACGCAAACCATCCACTTCGTTTTTACTTAGAAGCAGACAAAACAACTGCTTATACAACAGGAGTCACGACCAACGGAACAGCAGGATCTTCTGGAGCTTATACACAGATAGTCGTTTCAGACACAACTCCACAAGTCCTTCATTATCAATGCTCTGCTCATGCCTTAATGGGTAATAGCGTTCAAACAAATAGCAATGTCTCTTCAAAATTAGCAACAGCAAGAGCTATTAACGGAACAAACTTCGATGGTTCCGCTGATATTACGGTTACTGCTAATGCTGGCACATTAACTGGTGCGACTCTTGCTGGTGGAGTAACAGCATCAAGTTTAACTTCTGTTGGCACTCTTGGAAGTTTGGCAGTTAGTGGTAACGCAACTGTTGGTGGAAATGCAACTATCACTGGGAACCTAGTTGTAAATGGAACTACTACAACAGTTTCAAGTACCACTGTTGAAGTAGCTGACAAGAATATTGAACTTGGTAAGGTTTCAAGTCCTGATGATACAACCGCAGATGGAGGAGGTATAACTCTTAAGGGTGCAACAGATAAGACATGGAACTGGGTTAACGCTACTGATGCTTGGACATCTTCTGAGCATATTGCTTTACCAGATGACAAGAAAATATTATTTGGGGCTGGAACAGACTTAAGTATCTATTCAAATGGAACTGAAGGAATACTTGGTATTCCAGATGGAGGAACACTAAAGGTTAAAGATGGCACAAATACTTTAGTTACTTTTTCTGGGGCTAGTAATCAAATAGATTTTCATAATGAGGTTGTTTTTATTGGTCAATCTAGTAACGCTGTTTGGGATTATTCAAACAGTAGATTTAGTGGAACAATTACAGAGATAAATGTTACTGCTAATAATTCAACAGATGAAACTTGCTACCCATTATTTGCTGACGGTGCAACAGGTAGTCAAGGAGCCGAATCAGATACAGGTCTAACTTATAACCCTTCAAGTGGACTATTAACTTCAACAGGATTTGTAGGAAATGTAACTGGAAATTGTTCTGGAAGTGCTGCAACAGTAACAGGTGCGGCTCAGACGGCAATTACTTCTGTTGGCACATTAACGGGGCTGACTGTAAGTGGGAATATTGAAATGACAGGTACAGGAGCAATTGATGTTCCTGCTGGTACAACTGCTCAAAGGCCAGGTTCTGCTTCGGCTGGAATGTTTAGATATAACTCAACAACTACCAAGTTTGAAGGTTATACAACAGGTTGGGGTGCTATTGGAGGTGGAGGTGGTGCAACTGGTGGAGGTGCTGATGAAATATTTGTAGAAAACGATCAAACAATTACGACTAATTACACAATAGGTAATGGATCTGCAAAAAATGCTAGCTCAGTTGGCGATTTAGCTATAAACTCAGGAGTAACGGTTACAGTACCAGCAAATGCTCGCTGGGTAATTCTTTAAAATGGCTTACGGAACACTTAAAGCAGATTCGATTGTTTACGACAATTCGGGATCAGATGTATCAGTTACTGTCTCAACCATACCTAGTGCTGCATCTCCTACATTCACTGGGAATGTAACTATAAATGCTCAAGGTGATCTTCGTCTTGCTGATAGTGATTCAAGTAATTATGTAGGCTTTCAAGCTCCTGGCACAGTTTCAAGCAATGTGCTTTGGACGCTTCCTGGAGCAGATGGTTCCGCAGGTCAGCAGCTTACTACGGATGGATCTGGGACGTTGAGTTGGTCTGCTGCTGTCAATGTTGCAGCAGCTAGTTTAACTGGAACAACGATTGCAGCTAATGTCGTCACCAGTTCTCTGACAACAGTTGGAACTTTAACTGGACTGACTATTGATGGCGATGTCACATTCACAGGGGCAAGTTCAAACGGCACATGGGACAAGTCAGCAGATGCGTTCGTTGGAAATTTAACTGGTACTGCTTCTATAGCTACTACAGTCACAGTTGCAGATGAGTCTTCAGATACAACTTGTTTTCCACTATTCGCAACGGCTGCTACAGGTAATTTAGCTCCTAAGTCAGGAACAAATTTAACTTTTAACTCAGATACTGGAGCGTTAACAGCTACTTCCTTCGTTGGTGCATTAACTGGAAACGTCACAGGTAATGCTTCTGGTTCCTCTGGATCTTGTACTGGTAACGCTGCTACAGCTACAGAAGCAACAAACGTCACGGTTACAGCTAATAATTCAACTGATGAGACTGTTTATCCTTTATTTGCTGATGGTAATACGGGTACTCAAGGGGCAGAAACTGATACAGGACTTACTTACAACCCTTCAAGTGGACTTCTTACTAGTACAGGGTTTGTAGGAAATTTAACAGGTAATGCTTCTGGTTCTTCAGGATCTTGTACTGGTAATGCTGCAACAGCAACAGTAGCTAGTGGTCTAACAGGCTCACCAAATATTACTGTTGGGACTATAGGTTGTGGTGCTATTACTGGTACATCAACCATAACTGATGATAAAGGCAACGTCCGTTCTGTCCCAACCAGAAACGAAACAAGTGCCTATACACTTGTGGCGGCTGACGCTGGTAAATGTGTTACTGCTGATAATGGTGTAACGGTTCCAAATGGGGTCTTCTCTGCTGGAGATGTTGTCACTATTATCAACATGGCAACTTCAGATAAAACTATTACTCAAGGATCAAGTTTAACTATGCGAAATGTTGGAGATGACGGTAATACTGGCAACGTATCAGTTAAAAAGTATGCTATGTGTACGCTTATATTTACATCATCTAGTGTTTGCTTCTTTTCTACCACTGCTAAAGCATAGGAGGTTTTAATTATGCCAACTTCACAGATTCTTTTAAGTCAAGGGGGTGAAGCAGGACCTGTAACAGGTGAAGACACCTATGAAACCGTTGGATCATTTACTTGGACAGCACCTGCTGGTGTCACAAAAATTTCTGTAGCTGGAATTGGGGGTGGTGCTTCTGCTGGTGCGGGTGGTGCTGGTGCTGGATTAGGTTATAAAAACAACCTATCAGTAACACCAGGTACTTCTTATACAGTGGTCGTTGGGGCTGGCGGTGGTGGTTCTACTGGCTACCCAGGCAATGCGGGGGGTAATAGCTATATAACTGTTGGTGGGACAGAATACGGCGGTCAAGGTGGACAAGGTGCTTACACGGCAGGTACCAAAATGAGTAGTTCTGATGGCGGTGGAACTGGCGGTGGTCAACCTGGTTACGGTGGTGGCCCTGGTGGTGGGTCTGGCGGTTGGTCTGGTAATGGTGGTGGTGGTGCTTTCCCTCATCCGTACCCATTTGGTTCACCTAATGGTAATGCTGGCGGCGGCGGCGGCGGCGGCGGTGGGGCGCATAGTGCGTCTAGCGCTCAGACAGGTGGGGCTGGCGGTGGCGCAAGTATTCAGGGTGGTAATGGTGGTGCTGGTGGAAATTCTGGTGGCGGTACTGGTGGGGCTGGAGGCACTGGCCCTTATACAAGTAAAACTGCTGGTGGGGCTGGTGCGGCAAACATGACTGGGCCTGGCGGTGCTTGTGGTGGTGGCGGTTCATCGAACAATACTGGTGGAAGGGGGGGGTTTAAAATCGTTTACCCAGGAGATACAAGACAATTTCCTTCTACAGCTATCTACTAAATTTCTATTATGTTTTATATAAAAATCGAAAACGGAAGTCCTGTTAACAATGCTGTAATTGAAAGCAATTTACGGGTTTTGTTTCCTTCATCAAACTTTTCAAATCCAATACAACCTGAAGAAGTAAAAGATTTAGGGTATGAGCCTTACATTCATTCGGAAATACCTTCACTTGAGAGGTACGAAAAAGCAGTAAATCCAACTCCTGTTTTACGTGGCGATGGTATATGGATACAACAATGGAAAGTTGAACCAATGACTGATGAAGAGAAAAAAATAGCAGATGATAATCAGGCATTGAGGATGCGTGTAGGTCGTAATGAGTTGCTAAAACTTTGCGATTGGACACAACTTAATGATTCTGAGGTTCAATCCAATAATGATGAATGGCTTGCTTATCGCAAAGCATTGCGTGATGTTCCAACACAAGCTGGTTTTCCGTGGGATGTAACTTGGCCTGCTGATCCTGGTTCGTTACTTAGTAAAAATCTTAGGGATTTTGATGGAACTCCATCTTAAAGATAGACAGTAGGGCTATACTTTAGAAGTAAATACACTTTATCTATGTCTACTATCTCTGAATTAGACGCTGCTGTTGAAGAATACAACGGTGTTGTTAAAAGACATAAAGCTGAACTTCAGCCTCTTGCAGTAAGAATCCAAGAATTACAAGGCAAAATTATTAACGAAGCTAGAGAAGCTGATCAGAATCCACATGTTTGTGATCCAAATGCTAATAACGGTGAGGCATCTCCTGAATGATAAAAATCATAACTTGGATTAATTTCGCTGCCTTCATCTTGGGGGTAGCGAGTTTAGGTGGTGCATTTATTTTTAGATCAAAAATCTTTGATGCTGTTTTAGATGGCGTTAAAAAAGAACTTCCTTCTTTAGTGCAAGGAGCTATGCCAGAAATGCCCAAAGTGCCTGAGATGACTGGCCCTGTGCTTCCGTTCGGGAAATGATTCAATTTAAATCATTTAACGGCCTAACTTCTTTAGTGTTAGGCGGTGGACTCATTGCCACCAATTTTATGAGCTTAAACTTACTGGCTCGTAAAGATTCTGGCATCCCTGATATAGCAAAGCTTTCTAATACTCCTTATAGTTCAATTCAAATTAGAAGTGAAACTGGTGCTGATGGTGGAGAAGAATGGAGTTTTGCCAGCCGTCAACACGATCCAAAAACAATGCTTCAGTATGAAACAAGTGAAGCTCCTACCTTTAATGGTGGTGTAAAGACTAGACATACGCATAAAGAATCTGTTGCTCAGTTCATTACATATCCGCAAGGCTCAGACGGAAAACTTACTGATAAACAAATTGAATGTATCGAAAAAATGGCGCAGGGTCGCTCAAATGGACAATTAATTGCTGACGCTGGATCAGTTCAAGTTACACCTGCAATCGCTGGAATCCCAATTTTAGGCCCCGTTTTGGCAGGTCTCTGGTTTGGTCAAAGTCGGAAAGCTGTGGGTAATTTAAGTAGTGATCTTGCTGGTCAATGGAATGATTGCTGATACCGATATAAGTTTTTACGGAGGAGAGACACGAATTGGTTCTTTTAGAAGACAAATTTTTTCTACTCCTATTTTTGTTGGGAATACAGATTTGGATTTAGCTAGAAAAGCCGAAAAATTGGCATTGATATTTAAAAATCAAACCAACAAAAAAGAAAATTTAGTAGGAGAAAAATGGTATGAAGGTGCTGTAAGCAAAGACAAAAATGATTTTGATAAATATGGAGTAACTTCTTTTAATTCAAGAAATCTTGCACAAGAAGAAAAATGGCAAGATATCAAATGGGAATTAGAAAACGTATGTAAATACATGTTGAAAGAAAGTATAAATCAAAGTATTGATATAAGTATTAGCAATATGTGGACAACTTTATATCCAGAAGAGTCTTTTATTCCACAACATATTCATCCAAATGGTGAATGGAGTGCTGTTTTTTATGCTAAAGCTGAAAAAAATTGTGGAGATATTGTTTGGCAAGATCCTAGTTGGATTGCTAAAACAATGAATCAAAGTGTAAAAACAACATTAAATGAGTATCATACTACTTATCAAATAACCCCGAAAACTGGAGGTGTTATCTTATTTCCATCTTTTTTGCCACACCAAACACGACCAAACAAGTCAGGAGAAGAAAGAATTATTATTAGCTTTAATTTATCTTTAGTACATGAAAATAAATGACACAATTTGAAGAAAAAGGATTTCAAAAAGTTGAAGGATTTATTCCTTCTTTCTTTTCAACGTATCTTAGAAATTATTTTACTCTTAGGGTTCAAAATGATCCTAGTTTAACAGGAGATCCTGCTGTTCCTAATTCTCATTGTGTTTATGGAGATCCTGCGTTTGAATCGGTAATGATAATGGCAATAGCAGATATTGAAAAAATTGTAGGTAAAAAGCTAATACCACAATATACTTATGCAAGAATTTATAAAAATGGATCTGATCTTTTTAAACACAGTGACCGTCCAGAGTGTGAATATTCAGTAAGTTTATGTTTGGGTGGAGAGTATGAAAAAACTTGGCCTATATGGATAAAAGATTATGCTGGTAACAGTAATGAGGTTCCACTTGAGGTAGGGGATATGGTGGTTTATCACGGGACTAAATTAGAACATTGGAGAGAAAAATTTGAAGGTAATATGCAATATCAACTTTTTATGCACTATGTCGATTCGGAAGGTGAATTTAAAGATAGATTATTTGATGGTAGATCTAATCTTGGATTAGTTAGGTGGAATTAAATCCTCCTTTTATAAATGAACCGAAGGTTAAAGATTTACCAGAATTAACAATAATTCCTCCTGCGGAAATAATTCCTCCAACTACTTTTGGTCAATTACCGTTTGGATTTGTTCCCATTATTGAACTTCCTTGTGTTGTAGCCAGAGATAAAAAAACAGGTACAGGTAGCGAAATGTTTAATGTAGATCCCGAAAATAATCTCACGGTCTGCGATTTTGCTCCTCCTATGTACATTGCTCCTGATCTTTATGCTGATATACAACCACCAAAACCTAATACTGATTTAGTTAAAGGCTTAAACAATGTAGGAGAGGAAGTGAAAAAAGAGGATGGAAAAAGTGACGAGAAAGGCGATTCCAACGTAGGTCAACAAAATACAAACACCTCAAATATTGATGGACAGTTTATTGCAGAAGTTTTGCCTTGCCCACCATTAGACACACTTGCTAAAACTCCTATTGGTTCTTTAGGAAAAGGAGGACTTGCAAGAATTAAAGGTTGGAGAAGAGATCCAGTTACAAATAAATGTGAAACGGTATGGCAAGGTTTAAACCCACTTGAAATAGCAGGAAATTATTCTCCCCCTGTTCCATTATTAGTTTCAACATCTGCAATAGCTGTCACCAGTATTTTGGCTGTTGGTACGTTGCAGCCCTACATAAAAATCGTTCAAAAGCAGATCCAAAAACAGGTCAAAAAAAGATCTAAAAAACTTGCAAAGAGTTTATTTAAGAAGAAGGAGAAGATACTGTCCCTTTCTGAAAGGAGAAAGGCTCAGAGGGATCTTCGGAAATAGAGTGAGTGTGATCTATCAAGGTATTAGGTTTTGAGACTAATTCAATATCTGAGCATAATATTTCGTACTTAGTTCCTTTCTTAAATTGCACTCCATTTTTCAAAAGATCTGCACAATGCTTGGCCCTTCCTAATTCATACGATAAACGTGCGTCTTCGTGTTTTGCCTGTAAAAGGTTTACTAAATGAACTTGTCCTTCCCTGCATTTTCTTACACTTTTTCGATCTAGATTTACATTGAAAGATAAACTTATTCCAGGGCTAATTGCAAAATTAGTTTTTTCAAATCTTTCTACTGTTCTATAACCACGAATCAATGTTGGGTCGTCAACCTCTCCATCACCTATTTCATTCCCGTTTTCATCTGTAGCACCCTTTACGTCTTTAGTTGAATAGATAGGCTCAAGGAAACTGTCAACCTTTGGTAGCCCTCCAGAATAATTGCCCATCAAAAAAGGTTGAATAACCAAAGTATCACCTTGGCATTGAACTTGATTTAATGATAAAGTATTTGTAAATTGTTTACTCGCATAGTTCATTACACCAATATTTGATACCGACCCGGAACTATTACTTACCGGGTTGTTAGTCATGTTTGTATCTGCAATTGCAGGACTATTTATTAACAATAGTGCTGCAAATAAATACCTCTTCATTGGGTAAATGTTGACATTGTTTCTGTGACAGATTCGGTAACAATATCTCTATTTATTCGAGTAAAACTTTTCAAACCAGGTCCGTGATAACTTTCAATTAGATTCGTCGCTGCTCCTTGAGTCTGCATAGTAACCGTAGGTTTAGAATTAAGGTCGATCCCATGATGAGTAGTAGTAACTCCATCTACAACGTGGCTCCCTGTAGTAACAGTAGTAGGTAATAAATCACCTTGAATGTTTAAATTAGTACCCCCAACAGAATATTCATACCCAGTCGAATATGACCACGATTCTATTAACTCAGTTGTATTTTGTTTGCTTTCTGTTCTAGAAGTTGTACTTCCACTATTAAATCCAGGTATAACTGGAACTGCTTGTACTGGAACGGATAATAAGGTTATTAATAATAAATAACGCATTAATCACCTATCGATAAAGATGAAGTTATTGATCCAGTTACAGATGTCCCGGACTTGCCTGGAGTAAGTCCTATCGTGCCACCAGATACACTTGTAATTGTTGCAGCTAATCCAGTATTATCTCCACCAGTATATGTAATTGTATCTCCCAACATTGGAAGACTTCCGACTGCTCCATGACTTATAGATGTTGCACTTGGAACATCATCACCCTGCAAAAATGTTTCTGAAAAAGTTGTAGCTGCCCCGGCAGTCGTCTGAGTATAAGAACCGCTGCCATGCGTTGCAGCAACTCCTGTTAGAGAGTTATTTGATGATGCTGGAACATCTAAATGTCCCATTGTTCCTGCTGTTACTCCAGAGCTACTCATTGAATAAGTTGAACCTATTCTTTTCGCATGAGAGTAACTTCCATCAACAGAAGCTTGTGCTGTGGCTGTGATCTTGTGGGTGATGCCTCCTGAGTAGGCTGGTGTTGCTAATAAAAGCAAAAGGGGAAGAAAGCGTTTCATGGTTAGTCAGGCAGCAAATACAATGTTTCGCTGATTTTCTTTGCTGTTACATTAGCTATTTTATCTACTGGACCTTGTTCATAGGTAACAACTAAGACTCCCCAAGCATCCTCCTTCCCTGTAATAGGACAAGCAACATTGATAAAAGCTCTATCTAATTTGGTGCATTGAGCTAATACAAAATGCCCTATCACCTGTTCATCTCCTGGCATCCAATATCCAGTAGGCACTGGATCGACTGATGTTCTAGGGAAGTTGGCAATAGGAACAATATTTCTAGCGTCAGGCCAGTCATACAGCCAGACAGAACTTATATCTCTGTTCTTGGTGAGGATTCCATTTAACAAAGCTTCTACTTTTAGTTTCTTGCTTGGATCTTCTTCAAATAGAACGCTGATTTCCTTGTCGCCTCCATCATCAACGATTTTTGATTCGTTATAAGCCTTAAAGCCAATTAGACCTATTGCTGAAATAGCAGATAGGCCCACGATCTTCATTAAAAACTTGCTCCAGTTTTGCTCTGGAGAAATAATATTTTTAACGGTTTCTATTGCTGCCTTCACGTTAATTTACCTGTCTGTGGATCTACTTCCTTGCCAGAAATAGGATCAATTCGAGGCTTATCAGGCACAAGCTTTATTGGAGTTTCAACTCTAATAATAGTATATGGCACTCCACTGTCATAGCCTGCTCCCTGAGCCTTCTTTTTCTCTTCATCAGCTTTGTAAGTTCCATCACCTCTTTTTTTTGCTGTCTCTAAACCAAAACTTGCCAGGGCGCCCGTGAAAACCGAAGCTATGAAAGTCGGGTCGATCCTTTCTTGTTTACCTAAACCAGGCAATTCTACATAGTTTAATGTTAAAATAAAGCCACTCCAGATGACAACGCCAAGCCTCACGAATGTAGACAAGACTTGCAGTTGTTCTTCTTTATCATCTAATCCCTCTTTAAGTTTTTGAAGAGGATTTTTCTTTTTCGGTTCGTCTACTTTTTGTTCTGCCATGCGGAAAAAGCTGAAAACATTACTAATCTAGACATAAATGGCTTAAAAGTAATGAAATTCCTTTCCCAAGCTCAAAAGGAAGTAATAGCCGAAGCTCATGGCATAACTGTTGAATCTATAAATAAAAGAATTGAGTTATGGAGCATCATTAATGATCCAGATATATCACAGCCTGATCTTGTAGAAGCTCAAAAGGCATGGATTAAGATACAGCAAGGAACTTGGCCTAATGTAAATGTCTGAAATTGTTGCTGCCTTAATTGGTGCTATGGTGTCAGCCTTGCTGATGGTTCTTGGTAATCGCTCGAATAAACGCCAAGGAGACATCAGAGAGATCTTTCATCGCCTCAACGCCATAGACAAGGAATTAGTTAGGCTTGACTCAGCTAGACCTCGTAATTGGCGTGGACAGTGAAAAACCCCTAGTGTCCTCTACGAGACTAGGGGCTTCTCTGCTACATCAAGTCCCACCTCGACGTTTAATAACTTACTTGTGTGAGTAGTAAATTACAAAAATATTTTAGCCATTTCCATGAATATTTCAAATGAAAAAACTTTTTTTCAGCAGCGAGCGAGGGAAACGCTTTACCCTCTGGGTACTTGAAGCTGCCACCGAACAAACTAACAACAGTCTTAATGAATCAGACGTTGATTTTATAGAGGCTAGACTGTGGCCTAACAGGACTCTTAAGCTTCAATGATGATTCATAGGGCTATTAAGACGGTAATGGGCAATGATGTAGTTACCGCAATGCGTTTAGATCGCCTTTACGTCTTGGATGGTCGTCATATTCCAAGTCATAAGTTACATAATTCATACGCTGGATTAATTGAAAAAGCTGATGAGTTAGAAGATGGATTTGAATAATTGTCAGTGTCCTCATTGCAAAGAATTACGAAGGCAACAGCTTCGGGCTTACTTACGTCAGGAAAAATTGCTAAAGATAAAAGAAAAGCATGAAACCAGTAGATCTTACGTTTCTTGAGGCTTTGGCTTCAAAACCAACATTAGAGGAGGAATTGATAATTGAAAAAAGAGTGCTTGAGATAAAAGCAACCCACGACATAGACGATGTGCGTAAGTATGCAATAGCTTTACAGCGTCAAAATTTACATCAAAGCTATTTTATTGCTAATTGCTTAGAGCAAATAGCAAAGTTACAAGGAAGACTCGTAGCCAAAGAAATGAATCCTCCTAATTTCGTACAAAGATTTTTTAGGTTTAAGTAGAAGGACAAAATTTAGCAATATCGCCTTTCATCCATTTGATTTCTTGATTAGCAACAGGAACTTCTGGATATTGAATTGAGTACCACCGATAGTCACAGGTGACACATCTCCTGCGTCTAATGGTAACTCCATCAGGGTCACGCCTAGTGCATACGACTCTAGTCCTAGTGTTCCCACATTCAGGACAGTCTGCTTGAATTTTATTAACCATTATGGGGCTGGAACCAGTATGTGTTGTGCGTGTTCTGACCGCCTGCCATCAGGCCATTTTACTCCGTAGTAATAGCAAATGCGGTTCCTTACGTTGTGTTTTTCTATAACCTTGATGATAGTTCCGACAGCAGGTTCTATTTGTAAAAAGACTCCTGTGTTTCTTTTTTTATTGACCTGATCGTTAAGTTCAAATTTTGGAGAAGGCATAAAAGATAATTTGCTAATAATTAGCTTAAATCTATTCTAATCCCAGATACAAAAATTTTTTTATTTTCGTTAGTGAGAAGACCTTCATGCGATATTCCCGCATGAAAAAAAACTCCTGTATTCTTTGTAGGTTTTATCTTTAGGCTAGTTCTTTCTTTATATTTAGGGTGTGTTTCATTTAAATAAAATTGTGTGTGTCCATCATCACAATCATTTAAATAAATAAACATTACAAAATCTTCGTTATTAAGATGGTTGTGACAAGCCATAGAATTTCCTTTTCCATATTTCATCATGTGATTAAACGAAATTTGTATTTGATAAAAATTATCTATTTCAAGAAAATTGTGAATTAAATTTAATAATTCTTTTTCTCTAAAATTATTGTATTCTTCGTCTTTCCATTCAAGTAAATTACCTGTTAAATATCCTTTTCCTCGAAAACAAGGATTAGAGTCTAAAAAAGGAAAGTCTTTTTGATATTCATCAAATTTTTTATTTAAGAAATTAGTTATTCTAGATTCTACTTTAAAGGTTTTTAGTGCAGGGATATTCATAAAAGATAATTTGCTAGTAACTTTTTTTAAGTTATTTTAAGTTTGGAGTGGGATGGAATACGCTCCACAACAGACAGAGAATCCCCTTTAGTCCTGATCCCCAGCTAAAGGGTTTCTCGATTCTCATGCCGTTATGAATTTACTTGATTGGATAGGCAAACCTTTTGTTTACAGATCACCTAAAGAATTAGATGGTTTTAAGTCACACTTGCGACATTTTCCTAATTGGTATCTGCGGCAAATGACTGGAAAGAAGCCTATGGTCTATAGAAAGGCAGATCTTATTGATCTTATTATCAATGACCTTAAATAGATCTTGGAGGACAGCAAAAATATCCTTAGAAGATGAATTAGCTATTGAAATTGCTTTGCGAATAGCAATATCAGATGCAGGTGTGGAAGGAATAGCAGAAATAATAAGCATGATGGCTTTAGAGAATTTTAAAGCTAGTAAAATGTTGGAACAGGCAGAAGAATATATTTATGAGCTAGAGGATGTTGTTAATTCCTTGCCCAGAAACATGCACAATCCTTAGCAAAAACTCCACCGCTACCTTTTCCTTCGGGAAGTCCTAAACCACACTCGGCTTTCACAACCAACCAATGTAGGCAATCAATACATTTAGGTAATCCTTGGCTTATTGCTCTAGCGTCTGCGTAAAGATATTCAGCTTCTAAAACTGCATCTTCAAGAGACTTGCTAGATAACGGTAAGTCAAGTTTTTCTTGTTTTGT